GGCTTGTTTCGTTGGTTTGTCTTGATCTGTAACAGCTGTAAGGCCGAAAACGGGCTAGATGTTACAGATTGAGATTATTTAGGTCGATATCGGTCGTTTGTCTCGATCTGTAACATCTAGGGTCGATTTCGCCGAGTTACTGTTACGGATCGAGATTTTCTTCTCAGCGGAATTTGAATGTCTCAATCTGTAACAGGTGGGCCGAAAAATGGACTCTAACTGTTACAGATCGAGATGTTTGTGGGAACCGCCACAAAGGTGCCTGTCCCCTTTGTGGCGGTTTGGGATGGGGCTTAGTACTGCCACAACTAACTGCGTGCCATCTACCTGCGGCTTTGCGGGGTAATATCCTAACTTATCCCAAGCGCGTCGAAGGCGGCGCGGACGACCTGCTCGGCGGTGGGGCGGATATAGTGCCGTCCCGACACGCCGGGGAGGGCGTGGCCCATCAGCATCTCGATGAGGTCCCACGGCAGGCGAAGCTCGACCTCCGCTATCGTACGCCATGAGTTGCGGAGGTTCGACCACGGGATGTGCTCGACGCCGCGGGCGGCGCAGAGTTTCCGCCAACGGTCGTTGCAAATGCTCCGGTTCATGGGCAGCCCGTCGCCCCGGTCGCTCAGCCACTCGCGGCCATCGGCGGCGCGCGAGGCCGCTATCTCGACGAGGCGGTCGGCGGCCTGCGGCAGGATCACGACGGTGCGGGCGGACTTGGCGGTCTTGAGGGCGCCCACCGGCTCGGTGCCGGACTGCTGCATCTGGCGGCAGATGTCGGCGGAGGCGAGGACGGTGCCGCTACGCTCCCAGCGCAGCACCTCCTCGGTGCGCACGCCCAGCGACTCGCCCGAGCGGCAGGAGCCGAAGCACGCGAGGATGAACGCGGGCTCCAGGGGGTTACCGCGCAGTGCGTCGAGGACGCCCAGGGCCTCGTCGAGGGTGTAGACGCGCTTTGAGCGCTCGCGGGTCTTGCGGGTGGGCATGGTGTACCTGACGCTGGCGGCGAAGGGGTCGAGCGGCAGGCGGATGAAGGTCGAGACGCAGGCGTAGACCTTGCGCAGGGTAAGCATGGCGGTGTCAGCGGTGGCGGCGGGCAGCGTCAGCAGCCAGTCCTGAAGCTCGACGGCGCGGAGCTGGTCGACGGGCATTGCGCCCCAGCGGGGTCCGACGTGGTTTCTCCACGACCGCAGCACGAGGTCGCGGGTGTTGGGGGCGAGCGTCCCCGCCTCGACCTGTGCGGCCATCTTGGGGACGAGCCACGTCTCGTAGGCCTTGGCTATGGTGGGCACGGGGGCGTCGTCGGCGTGCTCGACGTGGATGCGGTCGAGTTCCGCGCACGCCTCGCGGTAGGTGCCGTACACGGTCTTGGTCTTGCGCCTGCGGCCCTGCGGCGTGTTCTGCATCCAGCGCAGGACGTACTTCTTGCCGCGCCTCATCTCGGTCACGGAGCCCCAGACGCGGCGGCGCTGCTTCTTTGTCATATAATCAGATCCGTTCAGATCGCGGGCATGTTCTCCGTTTCGCCCGGTTCTGACTCCGGCCCCGTCTCACGTTCCAAAGTGCAGGGGCCGTCTCCTTAATCTCGGAACCTCGGCATCAGCCTGCGGTTCCGAGATTTTTTAACTTTCATGGCATCACCTCCCTCTTTAGGCGAGCGGATGGAAAATGCCCCTCTCGCGCAACTTCTCGCTCGTCCGGTACTGTTCGGCGTCGGGCACGCTGTGGAACTCGACGGTTTTGTCGTAATTCGCCTTGACGACCTCTTCGATCTCATCGAGCGACACGCGGAAGAACTCCCTGCGCTGGTTGACTATGTTCACCTTCCTGTCCTCGAAGGCCCGGTGCAGCGCCGCCTCGAGCTTCGGGGCGTCATCGCAGAAGATGAGCGCGTGCACGTCGAAATTGAACGGAACGGACGCGTCTCCGAGCTCGCGGATGCGGTCCATCGGCTCAAGGCGCCTCGTCATCCCGATCTTGTAGACGCCCTCACCGAATGAGCCGATGTTTGAGATTACGTATACGAAGCCTGCCTTCTGGTTCGCCTCTCGGTAATCGACATCCGACACCGCCCTGTCCACGTCGTCGAGCTTCGCCTTGAGCTCCGCGGCTTTCTCCTCGAGATCGGCGCGCTCGTCGTCGCCGGCATCCTTCAGGCGTGCCGAGACGTCCTTGTACGCCTTGAGGTACTGGGAGCGCTCCTTCTCGAGCTTCTTGCGCTCGGCCGCTATCTCGCGCTCGAGCTTCCGGGCCTCGCGCTCCTGCTCGCGGGCCTCGCGCAGCGCCTCCTTCTCCTCCTCTTTCTCCTGTGCGAACTCGAAGGCCAGCTGGACCTCCTCCTGCTTGAGGAGGACGTATGCGGCGGGGATGGATATGCCGATGGTCTTGCCGTTGCGGTTGATGGCTGCGGCCGACTTCTCGATTCTCTCGAGCGAGCGCTCGACGTTGGTCGCCTTGACCTTGCGCACGATTTCGTCGCACTCGCCGTTGTACGCCATCATGAGCAGCCTCGAGATTTCGCGGACCATCGCCTTGCCCTTCGAGGCGCTGCCGTTGACCGTCCAGGATGTCTTGTCCGCGGCCTTGCTGAAGCTCTTGACGGCCTCCTTCTGTTTCCTGCGGCATCGGTCGAGGGCGTCCTTGTAGTGAGTCGAGTCGGCGAAGTCGAAGCGCGGGCGGTACAGGCCGAACTCCTCGACCAGCAGCTCGTCATCGAGGACGCGCGACTTGGACTCCTTTGCCTTGACGATGGCATCCAGTTTGAAGTTCTGCTTCTCCAGCTTCTCGAGCGAGGCCTTCTCCTCCTCGATTTTCTTCCTGAGGTCCTCGGCCTCGCGCCTGAGCCTATCCGCGTCCGCCATCTCCGGCGTGAGCATGGACTCGAGCTCCTCTACCCGCTGCTTGTACTCGGTCGCCTTGAACATGTCCCTGAAAGCCATCGGTTCGCCTTTCTGTCTCTAATATCTCTTGACCTCGCTGGCCTGGTGCCACTTGACGACGCCGCGGAAGTTCACGCTGGCGTTCTCCGGATCGTCGAACACTATGTCGGTGTAGCCGTCCTCGTAGCTGTCCGGCGACAGCACGAGGGTCGACGCCCCGCGGTAGTAGCTTCTAAGGATCATCTCGCCGTTGTACTCGGCCGCCACGGCGTCGCCGTTGCGCGGTTCGCACCTGGGGGAGAGTAGCGCGTTCTCGCCGTCGGCAAACCTGCGATTCATGCATGAGCCGCGCACGCGCATGAGGTAGGCGTCCGGGTCGTTGACGCGCTCGAGGACTGAGATCGGCACGTCAGCGACCTCGTCGGGACCGAACTCGTCGGTGAACTCGCCTGCGTGCCCGGCGACGAGCACGGGCAGAGTCACGTACTGGGCGCCGTTGGGGCGCACGGGCTCCGGGGTCTCGCCCATGAGTTCGGCCACCGTCGTGTCGAAGAGGTCGGCGAGTTGCTCAAGCCGGTACATTCTCGGTTGAGATTTGCCCGACTCCCACGAAGCAACGGCGGCTTTGGTGACCTTCGGGTTGAGTCTGTTTCCGACGTCCTCCTGGTTCCAATTACGCGCCTCACGCAGGGCTCTTACTCGGTTTGCGAAACTCATGGACCCTCCTTCGGTTAAACGTAATTTAATTCTAATTAAAGAAAAATTGATTTATAGATAATTTTAAGTTGACCCGCGGTCAAATAAGGTTTAACCTTAGGTCAACGAAAGGAGGAGCACATGCAGAGCTTACAGGAGTACCGAGAGGCGGGCGTCGAACGCTTCCAGAAGAAGAACATCGCCGCAGCTCTCGGAATCTCTTTGCCGGCATATGATGCCCTTGAGAACGACCAAGAGCACCGTATGAACCCTGCAAGAGCCAAGGCGCTCGGAGAGCACTTCGGGGTGGACCCGACTATTTTTTTAGCTGATAAGTCAAATTAGATTTGACCGTAACGAAACGGAGAGAACCATGAACGAGAACTACATCGACATCGAGCTGGGCGGCTGGAACGTCCCCGAGGCCATCACGGTCGGGGCCGAGCCCGCCGGGGCCCGCGACTTTTCCGACTTCGAGCTGTAGGGGAGGGCGACATGGGAGACGTGAAGATGCGCCGAGAGAACATCAGGTACGAGGCGCGCGGGAAGTCCTTCGAGATCGAGTGCCCGAGCGGCTTCTCGGGCATCGAGGCCATCGTCTGCTGGTGCGACGACGGGGGCGGCTGGCACCGCGAGGCCTTCGAGTCGTTCCTCGACGCCCGCGGGCGCCTGGACGGCCTGCTGCGCGGCGACGAGGCGACCATGTGCTTCGTCGAGCGCACGGTGGCGATGAACAGCGTCGACGCCATCGACCCAGACATCCAGCCGGTGGAGGTCGGCATCGCCGCGGGCGAGTGGGTCGAGTACCAGTTGCGGAAGGGGCGTGAGCAGTGATGGGGAAGAAGGTCGGCTCCTACGCCGAGACGGGCCGTAATTAGATTTGACCAAACGAAAAGGAGAAAGACATGATTCAACTGATTATCGGAGCGGGTCTGGGACTCGGCGGCGTGGCCGCCGCCGTCGCCATCAAGCGGTATAACGAGGCCGAGCGCGAGAAGGCCGCCAAGCCCGCGGACCATTGGGGCAACAAGTACGAGGCCCGCATCGTCTCGCCCGCGTGCGCCCTGCCCCTCGTCCTGGTAGGTGCCGTCATCGCCGCCTCCGCCTGCCTCTACACGCAGGACACCGGCGAGGTCTGCGTCATCCGCAACCTCGGCGGCTCGCTCGCCGGCTCGACCTCCGAGGCCGGTTTCCACGCCAAGGCCCCCTGGCAGGACGTCGTGACCTACGACGTCCGCAACAACCTCATCAACTTCTACGGGGACACCGACTACGAGGTGGACGGCGGCTCCTACGAGGGCAAGCAGGTCTCCATCAACGACAAGTCGGGCGCCAGCGCCAACATCGACATCCAGGTCAACTACTCCCTGAACCCCGACGCCGCGCTCAGCCTCTACAGCGAGTACGGCACGCAGGAGAGCTTCGTGGAGAAGTACATCTCCAACGACGTCCGCGCCGTCACCCGCGAGGTCTCGGGCGGCTTCGACACGGTGACGATGCTCACCGACCGCTCCCAGTTCACCAAGGCCGTCCAGAAGGCCCTCACCGAGAAGTGGAAGGGCATAGGCCTCACGGTCGAGCAGGTGAGCGTGCAGGACGTCCGCTACCCGAAGAACATCACCAAGAGCTACAGCGAGGCGCAGGCGGCCGAGGTCGCCAAGCAGAAGGCCCAGAACGAGCAGGAGACGGCCAAGGTCGAGGCCGAGACCAAGAAGATCGAGGCCCAGGGCGAGGCGGACGCGAACGCGGTCCTCGCGAACTCGCTCAACGACCAGGTCCTCCAGCAGCATTACATCGACGCGCTCAAGAGCATCGGAAAGGACGGCAACCTCGTCGTCGTGCCCGAGGGCTCCCAGCCGATCGTGGGCACGAAGTAGGGGCGGCGGCGATGTTGAACCTTATCCATGCGGCCGTCCGGGTCTTCCTCGACGTTCTCGCGGTCGCGTTCGTGCTAGAGCACACCCGCGAGCTTCATGAGAAACATCGCGAGATCAACGACGCGCCCAAGCAGGTCGCAGGCGTCGTTGATGAACCCGGCGAGGACGATCGCGGCGCTGATGCGAGGGTGCCGCTCGACCCAGTCGACGAGCCGCACGAGTAGGGGGCCCGCTGGTCGGACGTGCTTCGGGCGATATGTCTGCTGTCTACGAATCATGGCCCGAAGCCTAACGCGTGTGTAACGCGTTAACGCGGGTGTTGCCGCTCAGGCAATACCCGCGGGCCCCATCCCCGGGGCGGCACCGTTGCCCCGCGGCTCTCCGATAACCATCCGCGGGGACGTTCCCTACCGGTGCCGTGCCGGGGGCGAGGCCCCGGAAAGACAAAAAAGGAGCCGCCCAGTGCGGAAAACGGGGACGGCTCCATGACCTGAAAGGAGGTCACTCATGGATTCTAGCAGAGCCAAAACGTTCCAGCAGATGGCCGACGAGCTTGGCATCAGGCACAAGCTGATGTACACGCTGCGCGAGGCGTCGAGGGTGACGGGGGTGCCCTACGACACGCTGCGCATCGAGTGCAAGGCGGGACGCCTGCGCTCGCAGCTGCCCGAGGGGCGCAAGGTGGGGCGCATGGTGCGCCCGGAATGGGTTGAGCAGTGGATCGAGGAGGGAACGCATGGCATCGAGGCTGCTTAGGTGCGCTGGGTACATCGCGCTCCTGTTCGCGGTGTACGCCCTCATGCCGTACGTCTTGCGGGCGATGCTGCTCGCGGCGGACGGCATCCGCGTCGTGCTCGGAATGGGGTCGGTGCTGTGATCGGAAGGAACTTCGCGTTCACCGTCCCGTTCGTGGCCGGCAAGCTTCGCCACAGGCTCGACCGACGCCACGCGCGGATGTACACGCCCACCGAGACCATCCGCAACGAGGCCGCCATCCGCGACGCGGCGCTCAAGGCCATGCGGGAGGCGTACCCGGGTCTCAAGGGGATGCTGTTCCCGTTCAGGGTCCCCGTCGCGGTACGCATCGACGCGTACGGCCCGCTGCCGGAGTCGAGGCCGAAGAGCATCACGTCGGAGCCTTACACGTTCAAGCCGGACGCGGACAACATAGCCAAGCTGGTGCTGGACGGGATGAACGGGGCGGTCTGGGGCGACGACAACCAGGTGGTCGAGCTCCATGTCGTCAAGTGGCCCCGAATGCGCGGCATCGAGCCGCATATGGACATACGGGTCTACCGCGGCTGGTTCGCAGGCACCAGGGAGAAGAAGAGAAACGGAGATTAAGCAATGGAGTACATGCACATAAAAGTCCAAGTCGATGGCGATGCGTTCGAGGTGCTGGACGAGTTTGCCACGAACCTTATCTGCCTCGCAGACGAGGATGGCGCCGAGATAGGGAAGAGGGGCCTGAAGCCAGCGTGCCTGCGCGGCATCGCCTACGGGCTTCTGTACAGCGTGAAGCTGCTGGGAGCCGATTCGCAGGACTCCGAGGTCTACGACTCCATTGTCGGCAGCGCCGGCCGCATGGAGCGCATCTACAAGCTGGACGGGCCGCGCGGCGTATTCGCCGAGCTGGCGGGCGTGGACATCGAGAAGGTCGAGATCAATGACGAAGGGGTGACCATCAATGAATAACGAGATCATCGAGTTCAAGGACGACGCGGGCATGCCCGTGAAGTTCACGGCGCAGGACATCCGCGAGCGCCTGTGCCCCAACGCCACCGACGGCGAGCTGGCGCTGTGCATCGAGCTGTGCAACCGCCAGCACCTGAACCCCTTCACCAAGGAGGTCTACCTGGTGAAGTACAGGGACGCCCCGGCGAGCATCATCACGAGTTATCAGGTGTTCAACCGCCGCGCCAACCGCCAGGAGAGCTACGGCGGCATCAAGAGCGGCGTCGTGGTGATGCGCGAGGGGCAGATCGTCAAGAAGCGCGGCAGCGCCGTCTACAAGCAGGTGGGCGAGCAGCTGCTCGGCGGCTGGGCCGAGGTGCAGTTCAAGGACGGCAAGGAGCCGGCCTACGTTGAGCTGGCGCTTAGCGACTACAGCACCGGCAAGAGCAACTGGGCGAAGATGCCGGGCGTCATGATTGAGAAGTGCGCCAAGGCCGGCGCGTGGCGCCTTGCCTACCCCGACGAGTTCGGCGGGATGTATACGGGCGAGGAGATGGACCAGAAGGTCGAGCGGGACATGTGCGCCGATACTCAGGCCGTCGAGGCCGAGAGCGTCGAGCCCGTGGCCGACCTGCAGCCCGTGCGCGACCTGTTCAAGCCGTTCATGGCGGCGACTGGGCTTAACAGCGCCGGGGCCATGGCTGCCATCTGCGCCGCCGTGGGCTGCACGTCGGGCTCCATGCACGACATGACGCTCATGCAGGCGCGCCGCGCGGCCTCGTGGATGGAGGAGGAGATCGCGGCCCGCAAGGCGCAACCCGCGCCCGCCGCCCCCGAGCCGGAGCCCGCGCCAGCCTATGAGCCCGCGCCCGCCGAGTACGCGACCGACGACGACCTTCTGGGAGGCTTCTAATGGCAGACGAGGTTTTGGCAGTCGAGGCCGTGCCGCTCGAGGAGGACTTCGACACGCTGGTGGCGTCGCTCGCCATCGACGACACGCTCGAGGACAAGCTGGCAAAGCTCAAGAAGAACGTGGACGAGAAGCTGGCGGACTACGTGGACGTCAAGCACATCGAGAAGGACGAGGACTTCAAGGCGGCGAAGAAGTACCGCGCGGCAGTCAACGACGTGAAGAAGCCCATCGAGGCGCAGCGCAAGGCCGCGAAGAAGAAGTACAGCGACCTGCTCAAGACGTTCGACAAGACCATCGGCGAGATCACGGCGCCCATCGACGCGCTCTCCGATGAGTACAAGGCCGAAATCGACCGATACGACGGCGAGTGCAGGACCCGCCGCCTCGCCGCGCTCAAGGGCCACTACTACGACCTCGCGGGCGAGATAGGGCCGCTGGTGCCCTACGAGCGCATCGCCGACGACAGGTGGCTCAACGCGAGCTTCGACGAGGTCAAGGCCAAGAACATCATCGAGCGCCGCGTGGGCGAGCTGCTACACCAGTTCAAGTTCGTCAACGGCCTCGACTACGCGGACGAGTCCGAGAAGGCGTGGGCCGTGGTGTGGTGGACGAGGACGCTGCCGGCGGACTCGGGCGAGGTTGCGGCTGCGGTCGCCGCGCATCGCGAGGAGGTCGCCAAGGCCGCCGCGCTCTCGGCGACCTACGAGCAGGCGACGGCGCCCGCACCGGAGCCCGAGCCGGAGCCCGCGCCGCTGCCGCCCGACCCCGAGCCGATGCCCGTCGAGGAACCTGAGCCGCCCTTGGGCGTGCCGAGGTGTGTGCGGGTGGTCCCGTCGCGCCCCGAGCCGGATGTGGCCGAGGATGCGGTCTCGGCACCGCAGAGGGGCTACCGCGTGGTCATCGAGTGCGCCACGGCGGACGAGCTGCGCCGCGTGAGGGCCGTCATGGTCGAGAACGGCATTCACGGATACGTCGAGAGGATGTAGGACATGGGAGAGAGCAACCTGCCGCCGCTCCGAACGCCGGAGCAGCGCAAAGAGGCGATGGCGAAGGCCGTCCACACGCGCCGCGAGCGTGCCGCGTTCAAGGCCGCCTGCAAGGCGGGCAACATCCCGCCCGAGGTGGCCATCGAGGCGCCCATCGCGGCAAAGCTCAAGGTCGACGAGTTCGCCCGCTCGTTCCCGGGCATCGGCCCGGTCACGGCGCAGAAGATCGTCGAGGCGTGCCATATCCGCGACGGCCGCCGCGTGAGCGGCCTGGGCTACATGCAAGGGCCGCGCCTCGTTGAGGCAATCAAGAACAACATGACCGCGAAGGAGGACGGGCAGTGAGCATCAACCGAGTGAACATCAGCGGCAACCTGACCCGCGACCCCGAGCTGCGCGTCACCGCCGGCGGGACGCAGGTCCTGTCCTTTGGCGTGGCGGTAAACGACCGCCGCCGCAACGCGCAGACGGGCGAGTGGGAGGACTACCCCAACTTCGTCGACTGCACGATGTTCGGCAACCGCGCCGAGGCCGTGGGGCGATTCCTCGCCAAGGGCATGAAGGTCGCCATCGAGGGCAAGCTGCGCTACAGCTCCTGGGAGAAGGACGGCCAGAAGCGCAGCAAGCTCGAGGTTATCGTCGACGAGATCGAGGTCATGGTGCGCCGCGAGGGGCAGACGCAGGCCCAGCCGCAGCAGAGCCTCGCGGACACGGTGTCCGTGCAGTCCCGGGCGCAGGCAGCGCCGCAGTGGAGCGCCCAGCAGGCCTACGCCGCGGTCCCGCAGTCCGAGTTCTACGACGAGGACGTGCCGTTCTGATGAGGCACGTACCCGACATCATCCGCGACCACTGGGAGGCGGCCCTGTTCGCCGCTTCCTTCTCCGCGGGTTTCCTGTTCTTCTCTTCGCTTCTATGGGGGTGGTACTGATGGCATTCACCGTGTTCGACAGCTTTGCCGAGGTCTACGACGACTTCGACGCGAGCGACCCCGAGGACCTGCGCGACCGCGCGATGCTCGCCGACGCGATCATGATGTACGGGCTGCACGGCGTCGAGGCCGACCTGCCGAAGTACCTCCGCCGCGTTTTCAAGGCGATGAAGAACGCCATCGACAACTCCAAGGACGCGCGCGGCAGGGGCGGCAAGGGCGGTCGCCCACGTAAGAAACCAGTTTCCGACAAACCCGAAACGCAGGTTTCGGAAAGTGAAAACCTAGGTTTTTCAAACGGGAAACCAGTTTCCGACAAACCCGAAACGCAGGTTTCGGAAAGTGAAAACCCTAACCTAACCTACCCTGTCCTGTCCTGTCCTGAACTGGATTGTGCTGAGCTGTCCTGTGATGGGGGCGATGCCCCCGCCGCGCCGCCCGAGTTCGAGCCGCCGTCGCTGGAGGAGGCCCGCGGGTACTTCGGCGCCAACTGCCTGAGCGGCGACCCCGACGCATTCTGGGCCTACTTCGAGTCCCAGGGCTGGGTCAAGGGCAACGGCCAGCCGGTGAGCAACTGGGGCGCACTCGCGCTCGACTGGTCCAGGCGCCAGAAACGCATCGACGCCGACGACCGGGCGAGAGGCAAGCCCACCGCCTCGGAGGTCGAGGCCGCCACGTTCAAGCCGACGAGGACGCCCGAGCAGACGAGGGCGGAGCTCGAGCGCAGGTGGCGCGAGGAACATCCGGGCATCGACCCGGCGAAGGTGAAGGCCCCGAGGGGGACGACCGCCGACCCGGTGGCGCTCAAGGCGTACCAGGACGCGCGGCGTCTGCTGGATGCGAGGGCCGCGTGCGAGAGGAGGGCGTCATGAGCTTGGACGCCGAGAGGAGCGAGAACATGGGCAGACCGAAGGGGTCCGTGAGCATCTACGACGACGGGCCGCGCAGCGCCCGCTGCGAGACGTGCGGGTTCTGCGCCGTGAGCGAGGCGGTCATGACGGCGTCCGGCGAGGGCCGCAAGCGGTACACGTGCATGCGGTGCCCCGACTTCGTGCACACCACACAGGGGCTCGCGAGGTGCAACTACTGGGAGGCGCGACATGAGGGCTGAGTCGTGGGACAGGCGCGGTGGCTACGTGCTCGAGTGCAGGCAGTGCGGCAGGCGGTTCCGCTCGGCATACAGGGACCAGAGGTACTGCTGCGGGTGGTGCGAGAACGTGGCGCGAAGGAATGCGAGCAAGCGGCCCGTGGACGTGTACCTCGGAACGAGGAGTGAGTCGGGCCGAGAGGTCAACGCCATGCGCGCCGCGCTGGCTGAGGGGAGACGAATCTGATGGAGACTTTGGAACAGATCAAGGCAGACGCAGTCGAGGTGTTCCATTTCGACCGCGAGTGCAGGCCGCAGGACAGGGCGCACGCCTATCTGGGGAAGTATCGCGTCAGGCGCGGCTACAACGACACGGCGATGCAGGTCGCGGTGACCGACATGATCGAGCGCGCCTACGAGGCGGGAAGGGCGGAGGTCGCCGGCGCGAACCTCGTGCAGAACCTGCGCCGCCAGCTGACGAGCATCGAGGCGACCGTCGGGGATGCCATCGACCTGCTCGACGAGAGCGTAGGGGGGGCGGACTGCGATGAGTGACTCGAGGGTCGGCGGCTACCCGATGGGGGTGACCGACGCCACGATAGAGCGCCACTTCGGCGGGGCCTGCGAGCCTAGGATGTGCGGGAACTGCAGGCATTTCTGCAGCAGCGACATCCACGCCGACTACGGCTACTGCCACCTTGAGTTCGAGCGCGCCTACGACGCGGAGGCGCCTGACCGCAAGGAAGGGTTCTGGCGCCTGGCGAAGTGGGCCGTGGCGTGGCTCATGGAGAACCTGCTGTACTGCGAGGACGAGTGCGGCGAGTGCCGCGACTACGAGGAGGTTGAGTGATGAGCGTCGAATTGCCCAAGGATGCCGAGGGACGCGAGATTCCGCTGGACACTTGGGAGAAGCTGGAAGAGGACTTGGGCAGGGGCGCGGACGCGCTGAATTACGAAGCCTGCGCCTATTTTGGCAAGAATGCGTGCAACTGCTCATCGTGCATCGCCGACAAAGGCGAAACCTGCGAAAGGGTTGTCATGCGCGACATCGCCGACCGCATACGCAAGCTGAGGGGTGAGGGCGATGCTAACTAACGACTTGGTGCCGTGCTTCGTCCAGATGTTCAAGACGGACTCGAAGACCGGCTACGAGAAAGCGCTGCTCCTCGGCGTATACGACAAGACGACCACCGACCTCGACTGCTGCATATCATCGAGCAGCAGGGACACTGGTAAAACCCGTCAGCCGGTTGCCGTGGTCATGCGCAAGGATGGCCGGCTGTGTGAGGTGAACGTATCGAGGGTCGTCATCGACGGCTCAGATGAAGTGTTCGATATGTACACGTGGATGTTCAACGAGAACGACATAACTGAGCAACTCGGATTCCCGCATAAGGAGGACTGATGGACGAGATCGAGCTGAAGCCCTGTCCGTTCTGTGGTGGCGACGCTGAGATGCAGCAGGGCAAGTATCAAGGCCTGCGCACCTTCTACGTGAGCTGCTTGGGATGCGGCGCACGGACGGACCTAGAGTACGCCGAGGAGTTCGCTGCAGATCTATGGAATGAAAGGGTGAGCTATGTTGAATAAGCGAGCGATGATTTCGCAGCCTATGGCTGGTAAGACAGACGAGGAGATCGCGGAGGCGAGGGACAAGGCGCACGCCAAGCTGCGCGAGATGGGCTACGAGTTCGTAAACACCCTGTTCACCGACGAGTGGTACAGCGACGAGGCCATGGAGGAGCGCGGCGTGGTGCAGGTCCCGCTGTGCTACCTCGCCAAGTCGCTCGAGAACATGAGCCTGTGCCATGCGGCCTACTTCTGCAAAGGCTGGGAGAACGCGCGCGGGTGCCGCATCGAGCATGATGCCGCCGTCGCGTACGGGCTCGAGGTGCTTTATGAGGATTAGCGATGACGAGCGCAAGCGAGCGGTGGCCGAGTTGCGCGAAGCATCGACCGGGGCATACCGCCACGTTGATTCACTCGACGTGATTGCAAACTCAATCGGCGTCGAGGTGGACGGCAAGTTCAGTCACGAGGTTGAGAACGAGACGTACGCGGCCCTTGCAGATCTAATCGACCGGCCGACGTGCCATCTCGTCGAGGACGAGGACGGGCGCACAGCTTGTTCAGAGTGCGGGTGCACTGCGCTATACCTACTGGATGCAACGTACTGCCCTGATTGCGGGTCGATAATCGAGCGTCCTTGGTGAGTTGGTCCCCGGCGCTTGATAAGGTTCTGCCGTGGCGGGCGAGCTTTAGGGGGTATGCGAATGGCGTGTAGGCAGCCTGTAGGAGATGGGCCAAAAGGCCCATCTACAAAGTCAACACATCCGTTGAGGGACGAGTGGGCGCTCCGTAAGGGGCGCTCCTCTTACGTCCTTTGGACGGACGAGATGATAAGGCGGATGCAGGCGCACCCGGAGCGGACGGCGGCGGAGATCGCGGCGGACCTCAGGGTGACGCCGAGCGCCGTGAGGCACGCGCGGCAGCGGTACGGGCGCTTCTCGACCGGAACGGACGGTCTGTGCATCGCGTGCGACGCGCGGCCCGTGTTCGACACTTCGGCGCAGGCGAAGAAGTGGAGGCTGTGCAAGGGGTGCTATCTGGCGGAGCGGAAGAGACGGCTCGAGGAGGAGGCTGAGAGCAACCGCATACGTCAGGCCGCGCACAGGAAGAAGGTCGAGTAGCCGAAAGGCCCCGGTTTCCGGGGCCTTTTCTTTAAACGTTACCCCCTTTTTACGCTCGTGGGCAAACGCACGCGCTTGTCCACGTGCGTAAAAAGGTGGGAACGTGCGCGTTTCCATAGGGCTATCTACCAGCGGAAACGTGATTTTGTGGCGGGAAAAGGGCGTGAAAAACTGACCAAGGAGGGCATCGAGGATGCCGTCCGCCTGTGCCGTGCCGGAATGACCGACAGGGACATAGCCGCATATCTCGGGGTCGCACGCGAGACATACAGCCGCTGGATCAACCACCCCAGAACAGACAATCAGCGTCAACTGTGTCACGTTCTAAAAAAGGCCGAGGTGGAGCGCAAGGCGACGCTCGTGGGCCGCATCATGGACGCGAGCGGCGACAGCTGGCAGGCGGCGGCGTGGCTGCTCGAGCGCAAGTACCCGCAGGAGTACGCCAAGGCGCAGCGCATCATGGACACCACCGACACAGCGGTACTCAAGGCCGCCAAGGAGCTCGTGCTGTCCGTGCCGTCCTCAATCGGCGGGGACGAGTAGCCGATGCCGCTCACGAGGATGCAGCGCGAGTACCTCGCCAACTGCACGCACCGCTACAACGTGAAGTGCGGGGCGACGGGCTCGGGCAAGAGCTACGTCGACATAGCCGTGACCATACCGCAGCGGCTTCTCGCCATGAGGGGCGAGGGGCTGGCGGTGATGATCGGGAACACCCGCTCGACGCTCGAGCGCAACATCCTCGAGCCGATGCGCTCACTCTACAGCGAGGACGTCGTCAGCCAGATCGGGCGGGACAACACGGCCCAGATATTCGGGCGCAAGGTCTACTGCCTCGGGGCGGACAAGAAGACAAGCGTATCCAAGATTCAGGGCGCCACGTTCGAGTGGGTCTACGGCGACGAGGTCGCCACGTGGAGCGAAGACGTGTTCCAGATGCTCAAGAGCCGCCTGCGCTGCGAGCACAGCCGCTTCGACGGCACCTGCAACCCCGACAGCCCGAACCACTGGTTCAAGCGGTTCCTCGACGGCGACAGCGACATCTACAGGCAGGACTACACGATCTGGGACGGTGCGCTGGCACCGGATGTCATCGAAGCCCTCATCAAGGACTACGGCAGCGGCGTGTACTACGACCGCTACATCTTGGGCAAGTGGACGCTGGCCGAGGGCCTGGTCTACCCCGAGTGGGAGGGTGCCCTCGAGAGCCGGTATACGGGCGGCGCTGTCAAGTACGCGGTGTCTTGCGACTACGGCACGCAGAACGCCTTCGCGGCGCTGCTGTGGGCGTTTGACGGCAAGGTGTGGCACGTGGTGGACGAGTACCGCTACTCGGGCCGCGACACGGGGCACCAGAAGACGGACGCCGACTACGTGGCCGACATGGCCGACTTCGTGCGCGGGCTGGGCAAGCCGCCCACGTTCATCATCGACCCGAGCGCCACGAGCTTCATCGCCGCGATGCGGCAGGCCGGGTTCAAGACCAAGAATGGGCGCAACGACGTCGCGGACGGCATACGAGAGACGGATGTGTGCCTGGGCAACGGCACGGTGCGCATCTCCGACGCCTGCACGGGGCTGATAGGCGAGCTCGGCGGCTACTGCTGGGACGCCAAGGCGGACGGCGACAGGCCCGTCAAGGTCGAGGACCACAGCTGCGACGCGCTCCGTTACGGCGTGGCAACACTGCGCATGTACAAGCCTGCGAAAGAGCAGGTAAACCCATTCTTTGGAGGGAGGTAGCGGCTTGTCTAAGGGGCCTTTGGTGACCGATGGCGACCTCAAGGCGGCGGCGTCGGCGACGGCGTTCGCGGCAGACGCCATCGAGCGGCACATGTCGAGCGAGATGTACCGCAACGCCGTCACCGCGAACGAGTACTACCGCCAGCACAACGTCACGATCAACCGTTTCGTGCAGAAGATCTACTCGTGCTCCGGTGCCGAGGCCGAGGACTTCACGGCCTCGAAGCTAAGGCTGGCGAGTAACCTGTTCAAGCGCCTGAACGTCCAGCGCTGCACGTACTCGCTCGGTAAGGGCGTGAGCTTCGTGGACGTCTCGGCGGGCGGCAAGGACACGACCAAGGAGGGGCTTGGCGACCGCTTCGACGACGACGTCATGGAGATGGGGCTCAAGGCGCTCATCCACGGTGTGTCATTCCCGTTTTGGAACCTCGACCACATCGACGTGTTCACCGCCGACGAGTTCTGCCCGGTGTGGGACGAGTACTCGGGGGCGCTATACGCCGGCGTGAGGTTCTGGCGGCTCGACTCCGACCACCCGTGGCACGCGACCCTGTATGAGCAGGACGGCTACACGGAGATGGTGTCGGGCGGCAGCGGCTTCGACTTCGAGGTGGCCGAGGCCAAGCGCGCCTACAAGGTCACGTATCGGGAGATACCGGCGGACGGGATGAAGCTGGCCGTCGATGCGGAGAACTACTCCCGCCTGCCCATCGTGGCGGTCTGGGGCAGCGACGCGCACCAGAGCACGCTCGTCGGCATGCGCGAGAGCATCGACGCCTACGACCTGATCAAGAGCGGCCTGGTGAACGACACGCGCGACTGCGCGCAGATCTACTGGCTCATCAACGGAGCCGGCGGCATGGACGACAGGGACCTCGACCTGTGGCGGGCGAAGCTCAAGCTGACGCACGTGGCCGAGGTCGACGCCGAGCAGGGGCAGTCCGCGACGCCGTACACGCAGGAGGTGCCCGTCGAGGGCCGCAAGGAGACGCTGGCGCAGATCAAGGCCGACATCTACGAGGACTTCGGCGCGCTGGACGTCCACACCATCGCGGCGGGGGCGACCAACGACCATATCGACGCGGCATACCAGCCGATGGACGAGGAGGCCGCCGAGTTCGAGCGCCACATCCGCGAGGGTATCATGGACATCCTCGCATTGCAGGGCATCGAGGACACGCCCGTGTTCACGCGCACTCGCATCAGCAACACCAAGGAGCAGGTCGAGACCGTGTGCCTGGAGGCCGAGTGGCTGGACGAGGAGACGATCCTGCGAAAGCTGCCGAACATCACGCCCGACGAGAGGGCGAAGATTTTGGAGCGAAAGCAGCGGGAGCAGAAGGAGCGCATGGCAGCGCTGCCGCCCGCCCTGGCGGCGAACGCGAAGGGTGCCCAGGAGGGCGACGAGGACGACGAGGATGAGGAAGGTGATGAGTGATGGCGGCATTGCAGGTGCTTGACGGCGAGCTGTGGCAGTGGGACACCGGGCGCGAGGTCGAGGTTGTCGGCTGCGAGCAGGTGCATTTCGCCAAGTCGACCACGGGGACGTGCTACACGGTCGAGGTCGCCGGCAACAAGGCGAAGATTCCCGACGAGCTGCTCCAGGCGGCGGGTCGCGTGTACGCATGGGCCTACATCACGGACGAGGCATACGGCGGGCGCACGCGCATCGAGGCGCTCTGGGACGTGAAGAGGCGAGCCAAGCCCGCCGAGTACATCTACGAGCCGAGCGACCAGCGCACCATCAAGGACGCGGAGACGGCGCGAGACGAGGCCAAGGCCGCGCAGAAGGCGGCGGAGGCCGCACGCGACAGGGCCGTCGCCGCCGAGGTCAAGGGGGCACGCGCCACGACTCTTGCCTCGGGCTCGGAGGCAACGGCGGCGATGGAGGGCAACGTACTGGTCGTCGGCGTGCCGAAGGGCGACGCGCTGAGATATAGCGACCTCACCGCCGAGCAGATCGCGGAGCTCAAGAAGCCCGCGACGGACGCGGCGGCTGGCGTGAACAAGGTCAACAACGAGTTCAAACAGCTCAAGGCTTCTGTCGAAACGGCGGAGAAGGGCCGCGCCGACGCCGAGGCCGTGCGCAAGAAGAAAGAGACCGAGCGCGGGCAGAACGAGACGGAGCGCAAGGAAGCTGAGGCCGGACGCAAGACCGCCGAGCAGAAGCGCGAGCAGGATTCGACCAAAGCTCTCGCCGACGCGCAGGCGGCGCTCAAGGACGCCAAGACGGCAGCCCTGAACTACCAGTCGATTATCGACTCGGCGGCTGCCGTGACGGCGCTGGGACTCAAGAAGGTAAACGGCAAGATTTGCCAGATGCGAAAGGTAGGTGCCTAAATGGCCGATACGCAGGCAACCGAGCAGGCAACCGAGCAGGCAACCGAGGGGTTCGAGTACGCGGACCCGCTGGCATCGGACAAGGCGGTGTGGGCGCTTGTCGGTGCGGTGAAGAATCTGGGCGACCAGAAGGCGCTCGAGCGCGACGCCTCGACGGGCCGCTACTCCAACGAGAGCGTTGCCGCGATGGTGGACAAGCACAAGACGGGGCTGGTGTACACGTTCCTCATCCCGGCGGGCAGCCCCACCGACATCCAGCCGATGAGCGCCGCCGCGAAGCGCGTGGCCTCCACCGAGTTCGTGCCGGCGACGGCGACGAGCGCGGCTGTCGACCCGTTCGACACCGAGGGCGGCCCGTGGTTCCACGTGTCCGCCAACGCGGGCGCCGATGCCGACGGCGTGCCGTGGGTCGAGGCCATCGACGGCGTCGACTACGGCTTCTCGCGCGTGGACAACGGACACGGCAACAACGTCTACGAGATCGCGCCGGTCGTTTGGCAGGCGGTCGAGGTGCTGACGAACGGCAACCTGCTCGTCTCGTGGTCCGACAGCCGATTCAGCGGCTCGCAGCCGAACCCCAAGGCGTTGCTGCCGGACGGCACGCTGCGACCGTACATGCTGACGCCGACATACCCCATGAGCATCGACGCTGAAGGGCGCCCGCGCTCCGTCTCGGGCGCGAAGGTCGCCAACCGCACGACGTCGCACGACTCGCTCGTCGACCTTTGCAAGACCGCGACCACGGGCTACTCGGGCATGAGCGTCTACGACCAGTGGTATATCAACTTCCACCAGTTGACCAAGACGCTCTGCAAGTCCTCCCAGGTGGACTTCCCGGGCTGCACGGACTTCAACATCCAGGTCCACCCGGCGCTCGCCGAGACGGGCGTCACGCGCGTGGTCGTCACCGCCGAGCAGGCGGCGAAGATTCCCGTGGGTGCGTCGCTGATGTACGGCACCGACACGGGTACCACGTGCCCAGACCGAGGCGCCGCGGCCGCATACGACGTGTTCGACGGTGCCGTTGTCGGCGGCAAGGAGACGCTCGCGGACGGCAACGTGGCGCTGCTCATGGACGTCGCCAAGGCGTTCGACACGACCGTGAACACATGGCTCCAGAGTGCGCCGTGGAACACGGGCAACACCGATGCCCTCGTGGGCGACGGCCAGGTGGCGAAGGACGGCAAGCATCCGTTCAAGGTCGGCGGCGTCGAGACGGGGCTGGGCCTGTGGGAGTTCATGGGCGATACGCTCTTCGTCTCCGATGGGACGGGCTTCGGTATCGCGGTCAACCCCGACACTCGCAATGAGAAGAAGAACGCCGTGGCGGACGGGGTGACACCGACGGCAGCGTGCATGCCGACGGCGGACGGCTACATGCTCGACATCCAGTTCGTCAACGGCCTCATCTTGGGCAAGGGGCTCGGCGGCTCGGCGACGACCGGTGTCGGCGACTACTTCTACTTCGACACCTCCGGCGGCAAAGTCAAGGGCACAATCCGTCTGGTTCGGTTCCTCGGCGCCCTGTGGGACGGCTCGGTTGCCGGTCTTCGTTACGCGCACTCGGGGAACGGGTCCGGTGGGGCCGCTTGGCACTTCGTCTCCCGGCTTTCTGCTACGGGCCGTAGCCGGGGGTGAATCAGGGCGTAGCCCTGAGAGGGGGCTGGCCCCCTCCTAACCCCAAACAGGGATTCACGGTGAGGGCGGCGCTGGTTTCTGGTTCAGTTCCTCGGCAACCTGAGGAACGGCTCGAATGCCGGTCTTCGTTACGCGAACTCGAGGAACAGGTACGGTAGGGCCACTTGGAACTTCGTCTCCAGGCAATCTGTCTATAAATCTCTACTCGCACCGTGTCTACCGCGCCCGCCGCTTTCTGGCGGGACGCGGCTCAGCCTGACTCCTTTGAGTGAAATTTGTCCGCAAGGCTCACGGGCTGGTAACCGCAAGGCGAACGCTCGTATGACAGACAGAAAGAGCTTTGATCTATGAAAACCTACTGCAAGGGCCTCGAGTTCACGCGCAAGAGCGTCGTCGAGGCCCTGCACCGATGGAAGAAAAGCGACTCCGGCAAGGAGAACGGCTGGCGCGTCGCCGACGAATACGGCACCGAGACGGCGTTTGTCGACCGCATCTGGCTAGAGCTCTCGACCGAGACGCTTACGTTCGAGCCGATTCGAACCTACCTGAAGCACGACCCGAACAACGGCAAGCTGCGCGAGATAAGTGTCGAGAGCATCAAGCGGCAGGTGTGCAACTACCTGTGCGTTGGGGCACTCGAGCCGCTCCTTACGGCCAAGGTCGGCTTCTGGCAGGTGTCGAGCGGCGTCAAGGGCAAGGGGGCGGCGCTGGGGATGCGCAAGCTCAGGCGTGTGGTTCACCGCTTCGCCTACCACGTGCACGTCGATATCCGCAACTGCTACGGCTCGATGCGGACGGCGATAGTGGAGGGTCTGGTGGCGCGCTACATCAAGAACAGCCAAGTCCTCTACCTGCTCCATTCGCTGCTGTCGACGATGAACGGCGTCCTTATCCTCGGCAGCTACCTGTCGCTTCGGTTGGCGGCGTTCGTGATCTCGTTCGCGTACCACGCGGTCGAGGAGGCGGCGAAGGAACGGCGCGGCAAGCGCGTGAGGCTCGCGGGATGCCAGGTGTGGTACGCCGACGACGGCTATTTTCTCGGCAACTCAAAGCGCTCGCTCGGGAAGGCCGCGTCCATCGCCGCGCGCGTTTTGGGGCGGCTAGGATTGTCGCTGAAGCCGTGGAAGGTGAGGCGCAACGGCGCCGAGCCCATCGACTTCGCGGGCTATCGCATCTGGTGCGCTCGCGGGCGCCGGGTCGATCTGCGAAAGAGGCTCTGGAAACGGCTGCGACGCGCGTTCGCGCGCTACAGTCGCAGGCGCACCGAGCGCTTGGCGAGGCGCGTGTGCTCTTACTGGGGCTGGCTGAAAACGGCCGTCATGGAGCACCAGATGAACGTCAAGCGGTGCATATTCAACGCGGCGAGGGCCGTGGGTTAGGAGGAATAATATGGTTGTGAAGTCGGAGCGAACGGGCGAGAGGCCCGAGACGGTCGAGATCGCGGGGACCGACGTCTGGTTGCGCCGCGGCATCGCCGAGGGCGAGCGCGAGGAGCAGGGCGGCGAGGGCGGTTCCGTCAAGGTGAAGGTGTTCACCTACGAGGAGCTGCACTTCACCGACCCGACTGGCGAGCTGACGGTCGAGGGCGCAAAGGCCGACTTTGACACCGTCTGGGCGGCACACGAGGCGGACGGCATGAGCATGGAGGAGCAGATCGCATCGCTCCAGCAGCAGGTCGCCGACTCGCAGGCGGCCCTTCTCGAGCTCGGCGACATCGTTGGAGGTGAGTAACTTGGCGAAGATCTACTACCGCGCCGTGAAGAGCGGCAAGCGTACGCTCGAGAGCGTTCCCGAGCGCTGGCGCGACGAGGTGCGCCAGATGCTAGAGGCAGACGGCGAGTAGGGAAGGGCCCCGGCTTCGGTCGGGGCCCTTTTCCGTTATGCGCGGGCGACCATGCGTGCCGACGATTGGAGGCGGCGCATGGCGAAGGATAGCGCTCACGAGTTCTCAGACGCCGAGATTCGGGCGTTCGAACGCGAGGTGGCGGGAGTGTACGGCGAGGCGAGCAAGACGGCCTACGCCAACCTCAAGCGCTATCTGGCGCAGTTCGAGGCCGACGACGAGAAGATGCGCGAGCGGCTCGAGGCCGGAGAGATCACCAAGGCGCAATACAGGTCTTGGCGAAGCGGGAAGATAGCGGCTGGCAGGCGCTACCGAATCGTGCTCAAGCAGTGCGCCGAGGCCATGACGCACGCGAACGTCGTCGCAGCCGCCGCCATCGAGGGCAGGCTGCCCGAGGTCTACGCCGAGAACTACAACTACGGCACTTGGCAGGTCGAGAGCGCCGTGGGCGTTGACACGGCCTACGCGCTGCAGGACGCCTCGACCGTTCAGAGGCTACTCACCGACCACGACAGCTACCTGCCAAAGCCGTCCGTCAACGTCGCCAAGGACGTGGCGTGGAACCGCCGGCTCATAGCCAACCAGATCACGCAGGGCGTGCTGCTCGGCGAGTCGATACCCAAGATCGCGAAGCGCATCCAGGACGTGGCGGGGTCCAACCGCGCGGCGGCGGTGCGCTTGGCGCGGACCTCGACGACGGCGGCGGAGAACGCCGGGCGCGTCGACAGCTACAAGAGGGCCAAGGGGCTCGGTATCAAGGTGCAGCAGGAATGGATGGCGACGCTCGACGGGCGCACGCGCTCGAGCCACAGGCAGCTCGACGGCGAGAAGGTCGAGGTCGGCGAGAGGTTCAGCAACAGGTGCCGCTACCCGGGCGACCCCGAGGCGCCGTATGCCGAGACGGCGAACTGCCGATGCACGCTGATTGCGTGCTGTGACGGGCTCGACGTGCTCGACGGCGAGCGTTTCAGCCGACTGCCCGAGGGCATGACCTACGAGGAATGGAAGGCGGGCAAGCCCGCCGTAAACGGCACCAAGCCCGCGAACCGCACCATCTCCGAGTTTATGGAAATGCCCGGAACCAAGCGCAAGCTGGACGTGGCGGGCGTGTCCAGGACCGAGGCGCGCAAGCGGCTCTCGCGGCAGCTCGAGGACTACGGCATACCGTCCGGCTCGTTCCGCAAGATGAGCGCAGGCGACCAGCAGAAGGTGCTCGACACGGTGCTTGCGCCCGGTTCGACGCCCATTGTCAACGGCCGGCGCGTTTTCAAGGAGATCAAGGGCGAGCATTCCGCAGGCTCCGACCTTGCCAAGGTAAACCCGAACTTTAAGACAAAGAAGGACAAAGACGGCAGGTACTCGTACAACTGCCAAAGGTGCGTTCCGGCGTATGAGGCGAGACGGCGTGGGCTCGACGTCGTTGCGAAGCCGGTTAAGATGAACAAGTGGGGGAAAATATCGGCATATGACCCCTTCGCGCGCGCCGAGTCGTACAAAAAGGTGTTTCCGGGGGTCACATGGAAACGTGGCGGCGATAAGCCGGAGAAAGAAATAACGTCATTCCTCCTTGCGGTAAACGGGGACGCGAGGGCCGAGGTCTCCGTTACCTGGGACCAGGGGCTTTGCGGCAAGAGCGGACGACACGTTTTCGTTGCGGAAAAGACGGGAAACGCTATCAAGTTCATAGACCCACAGAGCGGCGATGAGGATGTGAGCTGGTATTTTGGTATAATCAAGGCCGAGGAGACGGAGTTCGCGCGAGTTGACGACGCCGAGTTTGGCGATCTTATCGACGAGTGCCTGACGACAAGAGGTTGACATGCTCACATTGGAAGAGGCCATAAAGCCGATTCTGGAAGAGGAGGCCGTAGACGGATACGGCCCGGTGTGCGCATACGAGGGCAAATACCATTGGTTCGTCGGTTTCGGTTTCGATGGAAAGATGGCCCCGGGCGACACTCCGTATGCCATCGACAAGGAAACGGGGAGGATTGACTTCTTCCCGATTCCATTTTTCCTCAGAGGCGAGAGTCCATCTGCTATCGAGCTTGAGATGGACAAGGCCAACGAGATAAAAGTCAAATAGACCACAGCCAGCCCCGCCCCGGCGGGGCTTTTTTCATGCCGCGTGACCGTGCCGCGACACTGCCCGCAGAGAGATTGGGGCAGGCATGAAAGAGCTATTCACTTGTGCGAGCTGCGGAGACTGCGCCGTAAAGCTGGGCTTCGGCTTCACGTTCCCGGATACCTACATCTGCACGCAGCGCGGCGACGAGGTCGAGCCCGACGACGGCTGCACGCTCGGGTGCGAGGGCGTTCCGGTGCAGGCCATCGAGGCCGTCGAGGCGGACGTCGACTGTCGCGTTGGCTACGGCTGCGAGGTGATCGACTGATGGCCTACGGGCTCGTCGGCGGCGTCGGCGACCACGGACAGCACGGGACCCTCATCACCGAGGAGATCGTAAACGCCGCGAAGCTGGATACCGCCGATTGCATCGAGATACGGCAGAACAACATCGAGCAGGTCGAGAGGGCACTCCTGCGCGCCTATAAAACGGGCCTGGAGGAGATAGGCCTCGTCGCGGAGGGCTACGCCAAGGCGACGTGCCCGGTCGACACGGGCAGGTTGCGCAACTCCGTCACGCACCTCCTCAAAGGCTACGACTGCTTCATCGGCACCAACGTCAAGTACGCGCCGTACGTCGAGGAGGGGACCTCCCGCATGAAGGGCAAGCACTTCCTGCGCAAGGCGGCGACGAGCCACGGCGACACGTACCGGGCGATTCTCGAGAAGCACCTGAGGGGCGGCGCGTAGGGCCGCGTTACTCCGCTTGGATACTCACCCTTGCCGCGAGGTATTGCGGCGCGGGCCCTGCCGAGGCAACAGGCTGGGACCCGCCCATTCCGAAGCAAGGGAGATTCTGTTGGCACTCACGCGAAAGATGCTCAAGGCAATGGGCATCGAGGACGAGAAGATCGACCAGATCATCGAGGAGCACGCCGAGAGCGTGGACGCGCTCAAGGCGCAGCGCGACGAGCTCAAGGAGGCCGCGGGCAAGGCGGACGGCTACAAGAAGGAGCTGGACGCGCTCAAGGCCAAGGGCGAGGGCGCGGGCGAGTACGAGGAAAAGTACAAGGCCAAGTGCAAGGAGCTCGACGACTACAAGGCCAAGGTCGATGGCGAGAAGGCCGCAGCCGAGAAGCGCAGCCTGTACCGAGAGCTGCTCAAGTCGGCGGGCGTCGACCCCAAGCGCATCGAGACCGTTCTCAAGGTCTCCGACCTCGAGAACGTGACCGTCAAGGACGGCGCCATCGAGGGCGCGGACAAGCTCACCGAGGGCATCAAGGCCGACTGGGCCGACTTCATCGCAACCACAACCGTCAAGGGCGCCAACGTGGCCCACGCCCCCAAGGGCGAGGGCGGCAAGGACATCAACGAAATGAGCACCGCCGAGTACATGAAGTACAAGGCGGAGCAGAGAGGCTAAGGGGTTTCTATGTCGAACACCATCCTTACACCCAACATCATCGCCAACGAGGCGCTGGACGTTCTGCGCACCAACGCCGTCATGGCCAACCTCGTCCACCGCGACTACTCCTCCGAGTTCGTCGCCGGCGTGGGCGACACCATCACCGTCCGCAAGCCCGCCACCTTCGAGGCCAAGGAGTTCACCACCGAGGTCGAGGTGCAGGACGCCACGGAGGGCAAGGTCCCCGTCAAGATGGACAAGCTGCTCGACGTGACGTTCGCCGTCACGTCCAAGGAGCTGACGATGGGCATCGTCGACTTCTCCGCGCAGTTCCTCGTTCCGGCGATGCAGGCCTTCGCCGACAAGATCGACGGCTACCTGCTCGCGCTCGAGAAGGACGTCACGAACCGCGTCGACCACACCAAGGGCGCCATCGCCGTGGCAGACATCATCGCCGCCCGTAAGTTCCTCGTGGACGCCAAGGCGCCCTCCACGGAGCGTCGCTTCGTCTACGGCTCCCAGGCCGAGGCCGACCTGCTCAACACCGAGGCGTTCACCAACGCGTCCGCCGTCGGCGACAACGGCACCGCCCTCAAGGAGGCATCGCTTGGCCGTAAGTACGGCCTCGACTTCTACTGCGACCAGAATGTGCAGAAGACCACGGCAGAGACGGCCAACTACACGCCGTCCATCGCGTTCCACAAGAACGCCTTCGCGCTCGTGACCCGCCAGCTCGAGATGCCGCTCGGCGCCCCCAAGGCGTACTCCACCTCCTACGACGGTTTCGGCCTGCGCGTCGTGCAGGGCTACGACCAGAAGACCAAGACCGACACCGTCTCCATCGACATGCTCTGCGGCGTCAAGACCCTCAGCCCCGAGCTCGCCGCCGTCATCACCGATAAGCGATAGGCGCAGAGATGCTCGAGCAGGTGCTTCTGTCGCTGCGCAACTGGTTCGTCGCTGACAAGCGCACGGGGCGCGTCCGCATCGAGGGCGGCCGCCTCGTGCCGCCCGCGGCCCTCGGCCTCAAGGAGGGCCAGTACGTCCGCATCACGGGCTCGACGTTCAACGACGGGCTGCACGCGTGGCCCTACAACGGGCTCACGGACGAGGAGTTCGTCGGCACCGTCTGGGCGCTCGCCATCCCGCGGGCCGTGGTCGACCTCGCTGACGAGATCGCGGCGTGGCAGACCGAGCACGCCAAGGAGCTGGACAGCCCGTACGCATCCGAGAGCTTCGGCGGCTACAGCTACACGCGCGTCGGCGGCGACGGCTCGCCCATCACGTGGCGACAGCAGTTCAAGGCGCGTCTCGACCCTTGGAGAAAGCTGTGAGCCGCCTGTACGAGCGCATGGCGGTGGCGTGCGCGAGGCTCGTCGCAAAGACAGAGCCTGACGGCGAGGGCGGATTCAAGACCGTCCTCGCCGTCGGCGACGGCTTCACGGCGGCGATCGTGCGCGACAGCTCGACGGCCTCGCGCATCGCGGAGCACGACGGCGTGAGGAACGTCTACACCGTGACCACCGGCGAGCCGCTACGGTACGGCGACCTCTTCCAGCGTGCGTTCGACGGGCAGGTGTTCCGCTGCACGTCGAACGCGGACGACGGGGCCGCGCCGCGCTGCGCGTCGTTCGGCTTCGGCCAGTGCAGCGCGGAGGAGTGGGAGGTGCCGGATGGCGACTAAGGCGGCGGCGCTGCAGGCGTGGCTCGAGGGCTTCGGCCTTCCCGTGTACCGCGACTCGGCGGTGCCGGGCGAGGCGAAGATGCCCTACATCACTTACGACCTGCCGACCGCGGCGTTCGGCACGCAGTGCAACTCCGAGGTGAACCTCTGGTACCGGACCTCGTCCGAGGCCGCGCCCAACGCCAAGGCCGAGGAGGTCGCCCGTGCGCTCGGGCTCTCCGGCGTGCTGTTGCCGTGCGACGGCGGCGGCATGTGGGTGATGCAGGGCGAGCCGTTCTGCAACGCCATGGCCGACGAGGACAACGCCGTGAAGCGCCGAATCATCAACCTGACCATTGAGTACATGACCAGCTACTAGGAGGTCATATGTCTAAGTTCACGCGCATCCCCGAGAACACGTTCAAGGAGATCGTCATCAACGCGGGCCTACTCGCCACGAATTTCAACCCCAAGACCGCCGAGGTCGCGGAGTCCGAGCTGATGGGCGCGACGAGCGGTGGCGCCAGCTTCACCGCCACGCCAAGCTTCATCGACTACGGCGAGGACATCGACAACTGCCCCGCCAACACGATGGAGCTCAAGCGCATCGACAGCATCGAGGCCAAGCTGAGCGGCACATTCGTGACGCTGAACACCGCGCTCGGCAAGAAGCTCGCAGCCGCAGCCGACGAGACCGAGGGGAAGATCGTCCCGCGCTCCGCGCTCTCGGAGGAGGACTTCGCCGACATCTGGCTCATCGGCGACTACTCGGGCGAGAACGGCAACGGCTATATCGCCGTCCGCCTCATCAACGCGCTCAACACGGGCGGCCTGCAAATCACTACGCAGAACAAGGCCAAGGGCCAGTTCGCGTTCGAGTTCACGGGCCACTACTCCATCAAGAACCCCGAGATCGTGCCCTACGAGCTGTATATCAAGCAGGAGATTGGAGCCTAACCATGAAGCTGGAGAACCTTAACGCCGACGAGTTCCAGAACGCCATGTGCCTGTTGGCGGACGTGGCGGAGGACGTCATGAACGGCGAACTCGGCGCAAAGGCCAAGGCGGCCTACACCAAGTTCCGCGCTGATTCCGCCAAGGCCAAGGCCAAGGCGAGCGCCAAGGTCAAGGGCGACCCCGAGGCCGCGAAGGCAGCCGCCACCGCCGAGGTCAACGGCCTCGCCGTGGACATGGTGGTCGGTCTTCTGCCCGACGTGCTGCGCCAGGGCGGCGAGATCAGCTACAAGCTGCTCGCCGCACTCGACGGCCAGACGCTCGAGGAGTACAAGGCCGAGTTCACCGTCAAGAAGTGGGTGGACGACATCAAGGATGCCATCGACGGCATCGACGGCATCAAGGACATCCTGGCTCCTTTTTTTGGATAGCCGCCGAGGACCCATCTCACATATGGCTCTGTCTGGGCGAGTACGTCGGGCCACGGCGTGCTCGCCCTTTCTGTAGGTACATGGTCGCGCGGTGGCGCGAGCGGGACGAGCGGGAGGCGTTCCGTGTGTACCTGAGCGAGTCGGTGCGCCTCATGGCGCAGGGGAAGTGGCTCAAGGAGCCATTCCTGAGCATCGTCAACGGCGGTGCGGGCGATGGGTCCGAGGCGGAGGACACGCGCGGCGGCGACGAGATCGCCGCAGACATCATCGAGCGGATGGGATTGAAGGTGGTCTAGGTGAACCTTCTCGACCTGATGATTAAGGTCGGCCTCAAGGACGAGGCCAGTGGCAAGGCCGAGGGCGTGGCCTCGAAGGTCGTGGGCACGCTCGGCAAGGCCGGCGCGACCGCCGCCAAGGCGATAGGCGTTGGCGTCGCCGCCGTGGGGGCGGGCGTCGCCGCCATCACGGGCATGAGCATGAGCGCATACGCCGCATACGAGCAGAACGTCGGCGGCATTAAGAAGATATTCGGCAACATGGGCAAGTCCCTCGAGGACTACGCCGCCATGACCGGCCAGACCGTCGAGCAGTGCTCCGGTAAGTGGGAGCAGCTCGAGCAGGCCCAGACGACGGTGCTGGCCAACGCCGACCGCGCCTACATAACGGCCGGCCTGAGCGCCAACCGGTACATGGAGCAGGTGACGGGCTTCTCGGCCTCGCTGGTGGCCTCGCTGGGCGGTGACACGGTCAAGGCCGCCGAGTACGCCAACACGGCAATGGTCGACATGAGCGACAACGCGAACACCTTCGGCACGGCAATGGAGGACCTCCAGAACGCCTACCAGGGCTTCGCGAAGCAGAACTACACCATGCTCGACAACTTGAAGCTCGGCTACGGCGGCACCAAGGAGGAGATGCAGCGCCTCGTCAAGGACGCGCACGCGGTCAACTCAGCCGTGGACGAGTCGAGCCTCTCGTTCGACAACGTCGTGCTCGCCATCCACACGATGCAGGAGCAGATGCAGATCGCCGGCACGACCTCGCGCGAGGCGGCAACCACCATCGAGGGCAGCGTCAACATGATGAAGGCCTCGTGGGAGAACTGGCTGACCGAGCTGGGCAAGGACGACGCCGATATGGGCAAGCTCACCGAGGAGCTGGTCGAGTCGGTCGAGACGGCGGCCTCGAACGTCATCCCGCGCGTTGCGACCATCGTCGGCACGGCGCTGTCGCAGCTACCGAGCCTTGTCACGTCGGTCGGTCCCGTGCTCGGCCAGGCGTTTGTCGACATCTTCACGCAGGCGCTCGACAGCGCGGCTGAGGCCGTGCCCGGGCCCATGGGCGACATCCTCTCCGCCGTTTCGGACGGCGTGGACGAGATCGGCGAGCGCTTCAAGGGCCTTGGCGAGATCTGGTCGGCTGGCGACAACCCGTTGGAGTCGCTGCACCTCGCCATGGTCTACGGCCTGACGCTGCTCGACGGCGACCTGTCCACGCTGCAGGAGAACATCACCTCATCGCTGCCCGGCATCGCCGAGGGCTTCGCCGACGTGGGCGGCGAGGTCGTTCCCAGACTCGCCGAGGGGATCGAGATGGGGCTGTCTTTCCTCTCCGAGACAGCGGCGTCGCTCATGACATCGCTCGGCGGCTACCTGTCCGAGAACCTGCCCTCCATCACGGAGAGCGGCCTGCAGATTCTCACCGGCCTCTCCGAGTCCATAGCCGAGAACGCGGGCGTTCTGGCAGAGGGCGCGGCGAACCTCATCGTCGGCTTGGCGCAGGGTATCGCCGACAGCCTGCCGACGCTCATCGAGCAGGCCCCGGTCATCGTGCAGAACCTCGCGAGCGCGATCAACGACAACGCGCCGATACTGCTCGGTGCCGGCATCCAGGCAATCGTGACGCTGGCGCTTGGCATCGTGCAGGCGATACCGACGCTCATCGCCAACATCCCGGCCATCTTCTCGGCCTTCGTCTCGGCTTGGTCGGCGCTCGACTGGCTGAGCCTAGGCAGGAACGCCATCACGTTCCTGGGCAACGGCATCACCGGCATGGTCGGTTTCGTCAGCTCGTGCGGCACCAACATCGTGTCCGCCATCCGCGGCGCAATCCAGAACCTGCCGTCCACCCTGGCGAGCATCGGCCGCAACGGAATCAGCAGCCTGGGTTCCGCCATCCGCGGCGCGGTCGGCTTCGTGACCTCGGCGGCCTCGAGTATCGGCAGTTCCATCATGGGCGCCCTGTCCTCCATCCCGGGCCGCGTGGCCTCCATCGGCTCGCAGATCGTGCAGGGCATCGCCAACGGAATCAGCGGCGCGGCCGGCGTGGTCGTGAGCAAGATTACCGGCGTGGTGGGCGGCGCCATCGAAGCGGCCAAGAACCTGCTGGGTATCCACTCGCCCTCGCGCGTGTTCCGCAAGATGTTCGGCTACGTCATGGAGGGCGCGGCCCTCGGTATCGACGACACGGCGGACGAGCCGGTGAAGTCCATGAGGTCGGCGGTGCGTAACGTCGAGAAGGCCGCCGTGTTCGGCGTGAGCGTTACCGGCGGCGGAGCATACGGGGCGACCGCCTGCGGAGCCGCGGGCTTCGCGGGCGGCGGCAACGTTTACAACCTCTACCTCGACGGCGACCTGCTGGGCGTCGACGGGCGCGTGGCCTCCGCCTTCAGGAGCTTCGTCGCGGCGGTGGAGCAGAGCATGGCGATGGGGGTCGCGTAGGATGGCGCAGGGAAACTGGGTTCAAGGCGGAAGCGGCTATCGCAAGTACTGCTGGTGCGCGTACGTGGACGTTGCCGAGGTCGGGCGCACGGACACCACCGTGACCTACCGCGTCACGCACGGCTACGGCACGCGCTACGCCATCGACTGCTACGCAAACGGCAGCTCGTCGGCGGGCGGTTCGTGGAACGGCTCGGTCTACTCGACGAACAACTCCGGCTGGGTATGGGTGCAGTGCACGTCGCGCGACGTCGTACTCGCACGTGGCAACGGCGACGCCTACAACCACACCTTCACGGCCCAGATTAACGTCACGGGCGGCTTCGGCAACGGAACGTCGAACGCCTCCAACACCGTCACGGTGCCGTGCCGTGCCTACCACACGCCGCACCCGCCGAAAAACATCAGGGCGGAGCGCCTGAGCGACACGAGCGCGAAGGTCAGCTGGGACACCGACTACACGGGCATGAACGGCGACTACCCCTGGTCGACCGTGACCGTCGGCGTGGTGAAGAACGGCCCGGGGAAGTTCACCGACGTCGGCACCGTCAGCCGGGATACCACGAGCCACACCTACAACGGCCTCGAGCCGGGCTGCATGTACATCTTCTCGGCCAAGGCGACGGGCCCCGGCGGCACGTCGGACTACGGCGTGAGCGCGCCGGCGATCTACACCACGCCGACGGCGCTCGGCATGCTCGAGGCCGTCAAGGCGGAGGCGGCGAAGGTCGTGCTCAAGGGGCACGACGCACCGGCCTTCGTCGACAGCTGGGAGTTCCAGCTCACGACCGACGATGGAAAGACGTGGGTCAATGCGGACGTGAACGCCTCATGGGAGGACGAGGAGGCCCCGGCGGGAACGGTGCGCTACCGTGTCCGCGCTATCAAGAGCGGCCTCAAGGGCCCGTGGACCGAGTCAAACGAGGTCACGACCATATGCCCGCCGCTCGCACCGTCCATCAGGGGCGTCAGGGCGGCTTACGCCACGGGTTCGACCGCGACGCTCGAATGGGCGCCCAACCATCCGGACGGCTCGGCGCAGACCTCAGCCGAGGTGCAGGTCACGACGCCGACGGGTCCCACCACCACGACGGTCGATGGCCCGGGTACGAGCCTGAAGTTGCCGACCGGCACCAAGGGCCTCTACACCGTGCGCGTGCGCACCAAGGGACTCGACGAGGACTGGGGCGCATGGTCGAGCGCGGCGGCCTATACCGTGGCGGACGCGCCCCAGGCATTCTTCACCGACCCGGCTGCGGACGGGGCGACCCTGCGCGCGGTGCCGCATACCTTCACGTGGAAGGTGGCCGACGAGACGGGCGTCAGCCGACAGTACCTGTCTTTGCGCGACATCAGGGGCAACATCCTGTGGAGCGGGACTGTGGACAAGGACGCGCGCTCCTTCCGCCTGGGCTATGCGCAGCACGCCTTCGTCAACCGCACGGTCTACAGGGTCGTGCTCACGGTCACAGCCGGCTCGTCGCTGTCGGTCGCCGCCTCGAGAGTTTTCCAGACCGACTGGGCGCCGCCGGCCAAGCCGTCGCTCAACGTTTTCGTCGACGATAGGCTCGGCTGCCAGCTTGCCGTATTCCCCGGCGCACCGGAGAGCGAGGACACGCCCGACACGTCCTACTTCACCGTGTCGCGCGTCCTTCCCGACGGCTCGACCCTGCAGCTCGGCTCGCACCTCGCGGCGGGTGAGGGCGCGAGCGACCCGCTGCCGCCGCTCAACAGCGAGTTCGAGTACGTTGCCGTCGCGTACGCGGCGACGGGCGTGAGCGCGGCGACGAGGGTCAAGACGGCCGTGGCGAGCCGCGCGGTGGCTTTCAACTGGGGAGCCGGCGCTGAGAGGTCGTGGCTCGGGCGCTATCTCAAGAAGGGATCGAGCCGCACGGTGACGCACGGATACAAGATGCTGCACTTCGCAGACGGCGGGGAGGGACTGCCCGTCTCGTACGGCATCAACGAGAGGGACGTCAAGGACAGCATGGACTTCCTACTGCTCGACGAGGAGGACTACAAGTCATTCCTCGAGGTCATGAACATGGCGGGGCGCTTCTGGGTGCGCGATCTCTACGGCGAGCGGTTCCGCGCCCGCCTGAACTGTAGCGTGAAGCGTTCCGACGGCGCGTGGGTGGCTTCGTGCGACCCGACGTGGGAGACGTGGGAGGAGCCCGCCAATGGCTGATAGCTGGATAAGGCCGTTCGACGCCTCCTACGACTTCGTGCGCGTCTCGCGCGAGACGGGGCTCGAACTCGACTTCGTCCGCGACATCGAGAACGGCGGCTCCATCGAGCGCAACGCGAACACGGCGCTCTACGAGACCGCATCCCTGGACTTCGCCGACAAGTTCGACGTCGGCAACGACTTCCTGCGCGTGTACCTCAACGCCACCTTCACGGACGGCAGCAAGAGGCGCGAGTGCCTCGGGACATTCATGCCGCAAGTGGACTCGGTGGACATCGACGGCGCCTACCGCGAGGGACAGATCAATGCCTACGGCCTCCTGAAGCGGCTCAAGGATGACGACTTCGACGGGCCGTACGTGATCGTTGCGGGCAGCAATCTGGTTGATGAGGCCGTCAAGATAGCCGAATCGGTCGGCCTCACCGTCTACGCCGACCCCAGCAGCCTCCTTCTGGGCAGCACCTTGGTTTTCGGCGTGGGCAGGGACAACGACGCCAAGAACAAGCTGGACGCGGTGGACCTGCTCCTCAAGGCGGCTGGGTTCCGCTCGCCGGCGACCGACCGAATGGGCAACGTGCTCTACAGGCGCTACGTCGAGCCCGCCGACATGCCCATCTCGGCTGAGTTCACCGAGGGCACCGACGCGCGCTTCATGTCGGACATGACCGAATCCACTAACCGCGCCGAGGTCTGCAACGTCGTGCACGTGGACTTCAGCACGCAGGACGCATCGGTGCGCGGCACGGCGGTGGACAACTCGCCCGATTCAGACCTCTCGACCGTCTCGGTCGGTCGTCGCATCGTCAAGAGCTACAGCTACGACAGCCTGCCGGGCGTGGACACCGAGGACAGCAACCTTGTCGAGGGCGCCGCCAACGCCCTCATCGGCACCGGCAAGAAGTCGGATAAGAGCTTCAGGCAGAGCGATTCGCACGGCAGCATCCAGACCGTCTACGTCCCCGACTCGCCGCAGGCGGGCGTGCTCTTCGGCATCAAGGTCGTCTCGAGTGGCGGGCGCGTCGGCTTCTGCCAGGACGAGGGGCCGAGCGTCAAGAAGGATACGGACTACACGCAGAGCGTGTGGGTCAAGGGCACCAAGGGCGCGACGGGCATCATACAGTCTTTCTGGGATCAGGAGAGGGCGCTTGGCCCGGTGACCAAGGGGTTCACCACGACTGGCGAGTGGCAGAAGGTCAGCTACACCTACCACGCCACGGAGAACCACAACAAGGTCAGCTGGGGCTACTGCTACATCGACGGCGGCGAGGCCATCTTCGTCGCCGACAAGGTCGAGGAGGGAGGCAACGCCACGCCTTGGCCCCAGGACGCCATGCAGGCGGCGGCGGACCGCAAGGCGGCGGAGCTGCTCGCCACCGAGCGCGCCGTGACGCGCACGGACGAGTTCAAGAGCGTCTATAAGCCCGTCGAGCCGTGCATGGCGGTGGCGATGAACTACAGGACCGGCGGGGTGGTCGGCAAGCTGGCAATCCAGAAGCAGACGCTGACGCTCGACGCGGGCTGCGTCATTAAGCACACGGCGAGGAGGTACGAGCG